CGGAAAATCCGCGCCTGAAATTTTTCCACCCTTTCGGGACCCCAAAATACGGAGACTCTTATGCGATCTCGATCGTTAATTGTTCCGAGCACTGCCTTACATGTTGTGGGAGGAGAAGTAGAACATTCTGAGCGCGAGAAATATCATATTTCTTTCGAACCTTATGTTCCAACTACCTCAAGCAACCCCTGGAAGGCTAATCGCTCTCAACACTCAACAATGATCGACGACCCAACTAACCCTACAGGTCAGCGGATCTATAAGTCACTTTCGCACGTTAATAACTACGGTATTTGGATCGATCTACCATTATCATATGGTTTCAGTCCTCCAACACCTAAGTTTTTTGGCGCGCTACAAGGATTTATTTGTGTAGCTGAAGCTCCACCTGCTCTCACCTCTGAGAACTGGGATGAATTAGTTGACGCATTGGCAAAACAGGTCACTGAAGCCCTATCTTCCAAATTCCTGGGAGCTGTATTCTTAAAAGATTTAAGAAAGACAGTAACTATGATCCGGAATCCGTTCGGCCTCATTACCAAAACATTGGTCCGGAAATTACCAAAAGGTATTTCTGCGTACACAGCAAGTCATACTAAAAAGTATGCTTCAATGTTTTTGGAGTATCGTTATGGATGGAACCCTCTGTACCTTGATGTGTGTGAGTTCTCAAAACTCATCGCACATTATGCTACCCGGGGGGACCTCCAGCGATCATTAGTGACTTGGAGTAGGCTTAGAGCTGGAAAGCTCTTCGACCCTCCTTCCGTATCCCTTGAAACGATTTACCCCTTCGGTGGTTCCGACTACCTTTGGGAGTCCTTGGCCAACTCACCTACGCCCTGGCGAACAAAATTGTCCGGCCAGAGTGGCATCATACGACTCGTTCCCAACGAGGTTAAGTATGCTGCTAGTGTTACTTGTGAACAGATTCGATCAAACACCGAAACTGCTTCGCTTATCGGAGACATCTTAAATGTCCTCCAACTTGGCTCTTGGAGACAAATCCGTGATACAGTCTGGGAAGTTCTCCCTATGTCTTTCGTAGTTGACTGGTTTGTCACCTTCGGAAGTATTTGGAGATCGCAGGCTGCTGCAGATCTGTCGCGTTCGGATGTGCGAAATGTTGGCTACTCGATCAAATCGAGTCGCTCTTTTGATGTCCAAGTGTCGTGTGCCTTTCCTCGATTCCTCGAGTACTCAGACACTATTTGGGCATGGCCTAGCTCCAGCGTAAACTCCTTTGTTAGTGGACCCGGGGTTCTCCCTGCCACGAAATACATCGGAACTCCCGCTCAAGCTTACTTCCAGCGCACACCGGGTCTTCCTCCTGGAGGAGACAGCGTACTAAAAACTGGTGGTCTCGGTATCCTTCACAGTTTGGACGCCTTATCTTTGTTCTTACAGAGATTGCCCAAACGTACTTAAAACCTCTTTCTTTGAAAGGAGCCTATTATGGCTTCATCCTCAATCAGTCCGTTTAAGAATGCAGCTGACCAGGTCAATTTTGAACTGGCAACTGTGTCCGAATTTGGTGCGAAGTTTATGGTCTCGGGGCGTGCTCTTGCATGCCCGTACGTTGTTGAAGTTAAGAGAAAGATAAATCCTAACTCGACTGCGAATGATCATATCTCACTACGCGTTGCTCGTACTGAGCAGAACGTAACAAGCGGAAAACCCGCAACTTGTCAAGTAATGGTAGATTTCTCGATCCCAAAAGATGTGTCTGTATTAACAGCTACTGTCCAAAAGGAACTTGCGACTATCGTTATGTCCATACTGAGGGATAATACTCTCAGTGCGGCGACATTCACACAGATTACCGAACTTATTGAAGGTCGGGATATCTAAACAGTGGAGGAATCATGAAGAAAGCAACAAATGTGCTAACACATATCCTCTACTGGATAATTGTAGTGGCACCAGCAGTCTTGGAAGTCATCAAGAAACTATCCGTTGGACCGGTTTCTTAAGACTGTAACGGATCAGGGATACATAACCATTAACAGGAGTGTCTATGATGGAAGCATCAACAACACAATGTCCTTTCAATCCTACCGCGGCTCGCTCGGTTTACACCGGCTTGTTCGCAGACCTTTCTGCTATCTTTTCAGACCTAAATGAAGATCTGGAGCGCGATTTTGATTGGATAATGGAGAAGCTTAACACGGCTTCATTCGTATCTGATTTAGCGGCTCTAGGAAAAGCGTTTGATTTAACGCTTATTACAGGAGTACCCCTCTCTTGGGATACTTCAGTCTTTCCGGTGGAGTATGGTGGCTTGCCATCGTTCCTCCACAGGTTATTCCACATGGTACTCCATCTTGATGGAACGCCGATATTTGGCTTCGACGCCAAAGAAGGTGTGTACCGCGACGCCGACGGATATCTATTTCCGTTTCCGCGATCGGTGGGACGTGAACTCGCTGATGCTATCGTAGCTATCAGACAGGTTTGCCTTCTTTATTCGAAGGCGGATGATCTACCTGTCCTAGCTAAGATTGAGGATGAAATCAATTCATTCAAGATCAGGATCACAGCGAAGCCTCGAGTAACACCTCCGCGAGGAGTTGTTCATCTTGCTAGACGTATCCTTAGGGATATATTAATGCCGGACGGGGATCTTCACCCTAGTTTCCAGCAATGGGAATTAGAACCTTTCGGTCTTCATGGTCCTGGGGCTGTCTTCGACGGCTCCAAGGGTAGAGACAAGTGGAATTTTGATTATCTCTCAGGTTCTCATCGTCGAATCCTACTCGGAAACGACAATGTAACTGAAATTTGCGATGTTCTACCGCAAGAGATAACGCCCGTCTCAAGACTGGCAGTCGTACCAAAAGACTTTCGTGGACATAGATTAATTTGCATAGAATGCAAGGAATCCATGTTCGCACAACAGGGTCTATGGCGCGTACTGGAATCTATCATAGATTCCAATTCCATTTCGAGGCAGTCAATTAATTTTCGTGATCAGCGTCAAAGCTTTATCATGTCTAAAGAAGATGGTTTTAGTACTATCGATCTGAAAGACGCTTCTGATAGAGTTTCGCTAACCCTAGGAAAATTAATTCTGCCCCGTGAGGTTTTCAAACTCCTCACGAAATACCGAAGCCGTAGTGTTTATATTACGGAAAATGACGAATGGATAGATAACTACGAAACGTTATTTACCATGGGCAATGCCTTGTGCTTTCCAGTGGAGACACTGGTTTTCTTCGCACTCGGTATTGCAACTCTGTCATACTATGGAGGTTTTTCGCTCCAGGATGCAGCGTCGCATCTGCGCGTCTTCGGTGATGACATCATCATCGATAGTAGATACGCGGAACAGATGAATTCGGTACTTGTCTCTTGTGGACTTGCTGTGAACCTCTCGAAATTCTGTCACGATACACCCGTTAGGGAGTCTTGTGGCAGTTGGTTCTATGCAAAAGTTGACTGCCGCATTCAACGAATGCGAAAGACATGTCCACGCACAATGCAGGATTGGATCGCTTGGTTTCAAACGGCACGGCAGCTCCACGCAAGTGGTCTGACGGAAACCGCCCTGGCGATCCTGCATACTATCGAGGACATTTACTCGATACCTTACGGATTCTTTGATCTCCCTGGTCAAAAGAGTGTTAAAGGAAAGGCCTTTCGCTACAACTCAGCGTTGCAGAGATTGGAGTTTTGTATGCCTGTTCTGAAACAGACAGATCAGTTCTTGCACCTCGAAGGCCGAGTTGGTCTTTATTCCAACTTTACCGGACGAGGAGGTCGCACTGTGGGCCATAGTGACGCGTTAAGCGTAGAATGGTCTTGGGAAGGGGTCTAATCTCCTTTCTAGGCGGCTGGTAGCTGCCTGAGGGTTCGGTTT